GCATAGGAACACCCCTAAACAATACTGTTAGCCCAACTCTATACTATGCCTATATTCACCAATATAGGCATTTTTTATGGCAACTCAACTGTTTATTAATATCCTGCCTACTTCCGTTACTATCACCAATAGCAAGGAAAGTAAGGCATTAGCAACTATCGAGCTTGTTACTGAATACGGCTTTGATAACAACGTCGTAGCCAAGATACAAGTAGTTGATGATAAGACACCAACTAACGCAGCTGATCCGTTAAACAACCTGTTATTTGACATTACATTTGCAGATAAGGTTGATGATAGCAAGATCACATCACTGCAAGGCCGTCTATATACCGGCGGTGGCGCAGACGAGCTTGAAAACAACTATCCTAATGACTTCTCATATATCAGTCAAAAGCTTGACTTCCATGGTGCGCTAGATAGCAGCAATGACTTCTTTGAGCAAGTAGAAACCACGTATTCTAAGACCAATGCTACTCAAGTCGTTTCAGCCCTAAAAGCCGTTAAAGCCTTAAAAGATCATGGCACTTACCGTAAAGCTGAAATTGTGGTTGACGTGCCAGCCAGCAAGGTTGTTGAGTCAACACCAGAACAGATTACACGTAGCCTACTTGATATGCGTGAACGCCCACGCTATATCGTTGTTTGCTCAACTGACGATATGCCAACTATTGAAGCTACAACCAAAGTTATGGATAAGCTTAACTGTCACGTACTGCTAGATTTAGGCAATATTAATGACTGGGTGGCAGCCGCGGCACTTGCTGACTCAATTAACATTAAAGACCATCGTTTTTGGATATTCTGGAACCCGAACGTATCACGCCCTTCAAACAGCGCAAGCGTACTATCACGTAAAAAATGGCGCCCTTGTGTCGGTGATTACCTAGGCCAATTGCTTGTTCGTAACGCCCTTACCAATGCGTCTGGTATCCCGCCTGTTAACCGTCCTGTTGCTGGTTACGACTTTCCCGTTAGCTTCCGTGATATGGAAGTGTTACCAAACGTCAGCCTTGATGAAGAGGCTCAAAACGCCCTAGCGGCTGCTGGCGTGAACGTGGTCTTAAACGAGCGTTTCGATGCAGGCGATCGCTGGATTTATGGTGATGCTTTAACTCAGTACGATAGCAAAACAAGCGCTTTACGCTTAATCAACGCATCTGAAATCACAACTTACGTTGATAACGCAGTAGTTAGCATTGCTAAAAAGCACCTTCTCAAAGGTATGGCCAGCTATGTGAACGATGCAGACGCAGAAATCCGTCGCTTCTTGAACGCTTGTAGTTCAGCGGGCTTATTGCAACCAGTTGCAGAGCTATCAGGCAAGCTTTACGGTCTAGAAGTTGCGCCAAGATCAGACAATCCATTTGAGAAGGTTGATATCAGACTTGTTAAACGCCCAGAGGGTTGTGCTCGACAAGTTTACTTTGAAACCACAATCACCAAGTAATAACGTCACTTTGTTAGCGTAAAAAAGGAAAACCAACTAATGTTAGTATCAAGCCATATTATCGAGCGTAACCAGGATCGCATGTTAGAGCGTCAAGAGTCACAATTTGACGCTACTAATAGTGCCAAGCAAGCCGCAGAATCTATTGAGTTTGACCCAATTGATGAGCGCATTGCCACGCATGCCACAACTCAAATGCGTTTAGCAGCACTGCAAGTAGCATTTATGCTGGCAGGCATCATGTCAGAGGTTGACTTTGAGGACCAAGAATTACTACCAAGCGAGCTTCTTGATAGCCTAATTCTTGAGGCGTTTGTTGAGGACCCAGACGATGATGATGATGAAATCGACTCAACTGTTAAGACTATCCTATCAGCGCATATTGCAGACGCTATGAGTACTTTGGGTGTTGATGAAGATTTGATTAATGATGTGTTTGATGGCGATGTTGATATTGCAGATGCAGCTATTGAAACAGCGTCAGAAATCATCTTAGAGAACATGCCAGCAGACGACGAGCTAGACGACTTTATTTCAATCTTTGCATACGGTGACGAAGACACCTATGACGCAATGATGAAAGAAGAAGACGATGAAGATATGTACGACGCAGCCAAAAAGCCATTAACAGTTGGCCGCAAGACACGCCGCAAAGTAGGTAATAAGACTGTTACTTACAAGGCAGTTAAAGCGGTTCGTGACGGTAAAATCAAGGTTGTTAACAAGCGTATTGGTGGCAACGTCCGCTTGAGTGCAGCCCAAAAAGCGGCCCTTAAAAAAGCTCGCAAAAAGTCTGTAACGGGTACCGCAGTTAAAAAACGTATGAGGTCATTTGCTAAAGGATTGCAACGTAATATCTATAACATTGATCCACAAAAAGCACGCAATATGCGTCGCGGCCTAAAAGCAAGCCACTACCGCCGTAGTGTTGGCATGTAATTTGTTGGAACACCCCAACTAATCACAGCTAACAGCAAGCGATAATAACCCCAATCATTTAATTTGTTTGGGGTTATTTTTTCATGAAACTATCAGAGATTACACAAAAAACATCGCTTGTCAGCGACTTCGTTAAGCGTTTAGCCAAAACAACCAGGCAGCAAGTTGTTGTTGTTGATGTTTTAAGAGTATCAAGGGTGTCTGGTGCCAGTGCGAGGCCTGTTCATATCGCTTTAGACGGTGGCCAGGTTGTAAAGCTTTATATTCGAGAAGCCCCTGAATCAGATCAGCCAGACGGCCTAGATATCTTCCGTATTGATATCAACAGCAAGACACAGCCGACTATGGGTGACTTTGATAACTCTTATAAGCCGTCATTCAACGCATCAGTTGACGAGATCGCTAAACTTGTTAGCCAGGGCCAAAAGGGATTTAGTGCCCGACGAGCTCGCGCCCAGGTAACTAGAACCAAGCGTAATAGAGCGCCAGCCAACAAAGCCCAAACGTTAAAATTACTGTTAGAAGAGGCCGCAGAATTAGACAAGGTGATTGAAGTTAAGGGTAAAGAAAAACAAGACCTTGAGATCCAATTAGAGAAAGTAAAAGAGCAGAACGCAGCGTAAGGTAGTGATATGCAAAACGCCTATATAGTAGACTTTTTTTTAAGCGGCATGTTAATGATTATGATGTTTTACTTGTATGTGGATATCCTTAGCAGATTAAAGCTACTCAATAAGGTTATTGATAGCAATACATTGGCCGTGGCTATCGGTCAAACCTTGCGTCAATCTGTATTGTTGAGCGTGCCGCTTTTAATATTGCTTATGTTCTTATTGTGGCGTTTTTATGCTGTCATGGTTATATCGCAGTCATGGGGCGTTGGCGGTGCTGGCTTGCTGGTTATTATGGCCATTCTAGGATCGTCTTTTGTATGGCTTGATATGTTATTAATTTGCGTTAAAAACTCAAGATTTGTTGATGCCTCAAAGCTTATCAGCACCGCCAAAAAGACTAGGGCTAAATTCAAACTGCCAGGCCCTAACACCCCGCTATCAGAGGTGCGTATTAAGTGATTACCGCTGAACACATTAGACAAATGATTATTCATTGGTTGGACACGCCGCCTAATGGTTATTTTGCTCAAGGCTACGGTGCCGATGCCAAGGCCATGTTATTAAAAGAATTATCAGCTGATACGGCGGATGATTTTTTGAGAAAGCTTAGGGCCGATATACCGATAATAGGTACATTAGATGAAGAGCAGTTGAGTATATCTGTTGAAACAGTAGGATTTGACAAGATTAACGTTGTCTTATCTATTGGCAATATCGATATTCAATTGAATGATAACCCAATAACCGATATCGACCAGGATTACTACAATGTCAGTGCCAAGTAACCAGTTAAGAAGAAAGATACTATCAAGCATAGACAGTCATTTAAACGACTACCCAGAAGTTGCAGAACGCTGGCGAGCTGGCGACCCCACGGTAAGAGCTATGATGACCTCTATCGTGGAAACTGTATTGTGGCTATCACGTGACAACGCAGTTAACATCACAGAGCCATTTATCAAGTCTAAGCAAAGTACCATCATTGCAGACGCAATTAACAAGGGTATATTGCCAGTTGCCACACCTTGCCAGCACATGCTGACCATTGAAAACAATGGTTCTGAAAAGGTGAGTTTAAGCCAGGGCCGCTTAATTGAAGATGGTACCGGCAGACAATGGCGGCTTATGTCCTCAATCACATTAGCAGAAGGTGAGACTAAAAAGGTTTTGGCAGAGCAAAGCACCATAAACTACATTGAAACGACTATACCTGTTAGCGAGTCGTTTTATCGCTTGGATATATCAACGACCGATGGGGCTTACTTTTCAGGCTTATCGGTTGTTAACGCCACCCTAGGCGTTACCTATCAATACACACCAAAATTTATGAACGCTGGAGTTGGTCAGTCTGTTTATACCTTGCAGAGCCATAACCTTGAGGATATAACCATTGTTTTTGGTGATTCTGAACGTGCAGGGGCAACGGTTCAAGCTGGCGATACTTTCGAGATCGCAATCACCCAAAGCTATGGATATGTTGATCAAACAAGCCTAAGCAGTGCAGCCTTGAGCGAGATATATGCCACAGAAGAAAGTAAGCTCAATATGTACTTTAAGGCTGGCGAGCTTGTGCGAGCTGGTGCAGATCCGTTAAGTGTGGCTCAAATGCGACTACTTGCCAGCTACCCGTCAATGTATGACCATAACGCCGTTTTCATGGGTAACTTTGACTTTCTGGTTAGAAAGCACTTTATGCAGCGGTTTGATTACATGGCCATTTGGAATGAAACGATCAATGAGAAGCACTATGGAGCTTCGTTAGACGCAATTAACCATCTGTTTTTAACCGTGGTAGCTAAAAACAAGATTGAGCAAAAGGCGCTGGTAGAAGATATTAAAAAGCTGGTGGCCAATGCTGATACGCTGTTAGATGGCAAGGTTTACATTAAAGAGGTTAAAGAAAGACCTTATAAAATCACCATTGCTGGCCGTTTGGCTTCGGTGCATGATATGGACTCAGTGAAGACTCAAATTAAAGAGTTGCTGCTTGAAAACTTTGGTAAGGGCTCGCTGTCTTCCAGCTATCACAACCCAGACGGCTTTAACAAACAAGAGATTGCCATTAAGATCAGAAGTGATATTACAGCCTTCCAGGACCGTATTAGTGATTTTTCTGTATTAACAGAAGATACCGCTGAAAATCCTATTAAACCGCATGAATGGGCCTATATTACAGAAGATAGCATCACTATCAATATGACAAGAACGGCCGATACTGGCACAGCCATTTGGACTTTGTAAAATGGGTAAAACAAGCAACTTACAAGCTACCGACTTTACTAGAACAGTACAAGAAAGCCATAAGGCAAATGAGCTCGATGAGGCGATTTCTGGCATCTTTACCAAGCTAATCAAAGAATATGAGCTTGAAAACTTGGTAGATATGAATAGTTATGGTACCCCATGGCTTGAAAGTAGTCCTGTTGTTATCGAACGATTCAGCAAGCTTAATGGCTTGGTTATCCTGAGGCAGGATGCAGACGGGCTATCAACTGATATTATGGCCATGATTTTGTCTAGCTGGCAGGCTATGGCCAGTGGCCGTGGCTTGGCTTTTTTGCAGTTCGTCCTAGATATGTTATTCCCAGGTAATAACAGGGTTCTAAGACTTTGGCACTCAAAAGAGCTGGCAAACTCTTACCCAGTAGCAGTAAGTGAAAAAGAGATGCCAGGCTCATTTTTGACTAGCCGTGTACGTATCGCGTTAACCCTTGATGATAATAATAGCGATATTTCAGACATTGCCCCTGTTTTAGAAAAGCTGGTTCCGTGGCATATCGTGCCAGAAATTGCTGTTTCTAACGAATTTGGCCAAGTGGATGTAGCTGTCGCAGTTGGCGGTTATCGCTATCATGTGGCTTATCTATCGCCTTTTTAGGTGGAACACCCCTAAAAGCCAAATGCCTTTATACCTCAAAATAATCCTATCACTTATTATTGATTAGGGTTATTTCCATGAAAAGTTCTTCACCTACCTTGCAAGCATACTCACAAATGCATGAGCTGGCCAAGTCTTTGGGTTCAGCCATGCTTGCTTGTAACGCAATTTGTAAGCCAGAAGGTTACGAAAACCTTTATATCCTTATTCAAAACTTCCAGCGTCCAATGATCACCAACCACGAGCCAGCCGACGCAGATTATGCCTATGGTTTCCAGGCCCACGTTACAGCGCCGCCTAAAACAAACTTTGAAGGCCAGTGGACCATGATTGAAACCGAATCAGGCACCATTGCCAAGTTTGCAGAAGATATCGTTATTAAACACAATGGCGAAATCCCGTTAGTACGTGTTTATGATGGGTTCGCTACCGATGGTAATGAGATTAAAGGTAAGACTGAATACTTGCTTAAAGACTGTGCGATCACTTTCCCAGACGGTGGTGGTGAGATTGATTCAGCAAGCCGCAGCCAAATCCTGCAAGTTCAGGTAACTTGTCGTTATAACTACTTTGGCCAAACTGGTGATATCGGTGCTGGCACTGCTAACAAACTGGCTGGCTTGTTAACCAACGCACTAAACGCTTTTGGTGGCTATAAACCAGTTTCTACCATTGGTGGTACAACTATCTTTGGTTAAGGTAAGCGGCTATGTTTACTAGCAGACAAGATAGCTATATCGAGGGCGATATCAAAAGTATCGCCACTCGATTTTATGAAGAGTTGTATACCACAGGCTACTCACTTCTTGAAAGTGATGTAGAACGCATTGTTATTGATATTTGCCGTGACTACTTGGCGTGGGGCGGTGCGTTTCGTGCTTATGAGCTTGATGATAGCGATGATACTTACTCATTGCTTATTGATAATACGCTCAACATCTACAACGACGAATGGAGCATTATTAGGCCTGTTGTTGTGGCTAGGTGCGACCTTATGCAGGCTAAGCGTATGGAAGGTGCACAAAACTTAGGGGTTCAGCCAGTTGGCATGAGCTCAAGCGAGGCCTACCAAAATCATAGGGAAGCTATGATGGAAATGAAAAGGGAGGCGTTTAATACACACCCTTTTAGCGTTGATAGCACG